TATAGTGCTATTTTCTGATGGCTGAATTTCCGCCGCTCAAATTGAACCTCCGGCCATCAAGCGGGGGTCGTTGCGACGGTAACGGCTCTACATCCTCGTCCGTATATTCGCTCTCCGCTTCCGGCGGAAAACTACGGAGCCGATGGATTACGGCCAACGTATCCTGCATCCCCCGCGCCCTCGCACTTGCGCTCACCCTTTCGTGGTAAACGGCTTGAAACGTGTTCGTGGCTACGGTTTGACGCAGAAGCTCTAAAAATTTTTGTCCGGTCAGCGTCCGGGTGAAAACCTCAAACGCCTTGGCGTCGTCGCTGGTCCAGTTCACCGCCCTTTGGAACGGAATACTGATCAAACGCCAGATCATTGCCTTAAGAAAAGCATTCATTTGCTGGCCTTGTTTAATTCTGTAACAGCCCTAAACCGATCCTTCAATTCCTTGACCTGCCAAGACAGCTCTTTAAGGAGATCCTCCATCGTGTCGCCGTGCCCAGTGGCAAACCCATGGTCGATCATCCAATTTGCCAACTTCTCGCACTCCCGTTTCTCAATTTCTCGATCACTCATTGCGGCCCCCCGTTGTTTTGCGGATTAGGAGCACCGTTGACGGCAGCACCTGGCGTCGGCGGCGGCGGGACCATTGGCGGGGTGCCTCCAGGCGGCGGTCCACCTGGCATTGTGCCCCTGCCTGGCGGCGTTTTCAGTTGGCTCATCGCGCCGGCCGCTTGGGCTTGCATCTGGGACTGCTTTTGCAGCTGGTTAAGCGTCGCCTGGAATTTTTGCTGGAACTGAGAAATCGCCTGGTAATTCTGCTTCATGTACTGAGCATCTTGCCTGGCTAGCTGGATATGCATCATCCCGTGTTCCATCAGCCGGCCCATGAAATCTGGCGGAATCGGCGGTTGCGGCGATGCTGGCGGTGCGCCCGGTTGAGGTGGACCACCCTGTCTAAACTGGATAAACTGCTCAATCATGGTGCAGTGAATCACGTGATCATCATTCACCGCCGCTTTAGGCACGAAACCATCATTCATCACGGTGTTTTCGATAGCCTGGTCTTCCTGCTGATTGGCGGTCACCTGTTCGGGCTGGGTATAGAGATCGACGATCCAGCTTGAATCCATCAGCTCGATGATCTTGCGGTCAATCTCCGGCACCACGATCCACGGGCTACCCTGTGCTAGCTGCCGGAGCTGCATCAGTTTTTGGATCTCTTTATCCTTGGAATATCCGTCTACGGAACCGTTGGGTTTGAGAAGATATTTATTGTCGAAGGCAGCATCGGGAAGAGTGATCCGGCGCTTTCGCCAGAAGTAATCGAGGCTATTTTTGTCGTACTGCTTGAGAATCGACCACGCTTGCTCATAGATCGTGGTGGTGGAGTCTTTTGAGATCCGGGCACGCAAATCATTGCTTTGCTGCATGACGGAGGTGATGGAATTGACTTCCGTCGCAGTACGGCTCTTATCTTGCGTGTTGGCATCTCCAATTCCAAAGTCAGGAATTCCCACTCGTTGCTCGGCCAGACTTTTATTGTTCTGAACTTCCTGATCGAAATCGACCGGCGGCGGCGGTTGCTGAACAAGCTGGAGGATTGCGTCATAAACAGCACCCGGTTCCCACCTGATGTTTTGGGCGTTAACCGATCCTCCTTGGCTGGATAGAACCGGGCGATTGGCAATACTCATGTAATCGAGCTTCTCATTCCACATCTTTGTGGCAGAAGCTTCGTACATCTGGACCAACTCCATCACGCCCCGGCTCGAGAAATACATCTCGTCCAACCATTCGTACGGCAGCGCACAGATCGGCACCTGGCGATGATCGTAGGGCAGCTTGAACGTGCTCCTCGCCGGCTCATCCGGTGCTAGTGGCGAGAAGGTCTGGACCTCGATGTTGCCGTCATCCAATTTCTGATAAACCTCCCAGAGGATGATCAGATCCTTCAGCCTGGTATAAGAAAGACCTTCGGCCTGATAGGTCGTTTCCCGATATTTGTTGTCGGGCTTGCCCTCGCCTTTGATGGAATCGATGAAATCATCGTCCATGTTGTACCCACATTCAGTCCCGCTCCGGCGGTAATCCGCCTCGCTCATGTGCATGACATGACAAACCCGATCCGCTTCCTGCAAAGTGGTGGTCCACGGCGGGACAATGACGAAATATGGGTGGATGCTAGCAAAGGAGAGCCGGTTCTTGGTCCCGTCCCAATAAGTCTTGATCAAGCCCACTCCATTCTGGAGCGTCGAGTCCATTGCGCACATCATTGCGCGGGTGAAATTGCTTCGCTCGCGGACCTGATAATCAAACCACTGGGCGACACTGTCCGTGTAGCTGTCGCCTTGAGATTCGAGGCTGTAGAATGAGGCTAGAAGCTCAGGCCCGAATACCCACTGCATGTAGTAGGCTTTAAGCTTCGAAATGATCGTGTCGCCGAGCGGGACGTGCATGTCGGCGGCACCGCTCCAAGGCTTGCGGGCGCGGCGAACGCCGTGTTTCCGCATTTTGCTCCAAAGGATCTGCCGGCTTTCCCAATCGGTCCTGTCGTCAAGATCTTTGCAGATCTTGGCGTACAACTCATTGTCGTAATTAGAGGAATCGTCAGACAAAATAGAGGGTTAGGCAACGGCACTGCCTTTGGGGAGAAGAAGAAGGCCGCTGGGTTTCGAGACGGAGGTGACACCGAGCTTGAGTTGATTGGCCCCGATGAATTTCTTGACGGTCCCGGCCAGCGTCGCCCCAGCGCTAGCACCACTATTGATCGTCACGGTCAAAGTATCCCCCACGGCAATGATGCCGGTCGAAACCAAGGTCAGAACGACCCGTCCTCCAGCCTGATTGGCGAACGCCGCCCGTTCAAGTGTAGTTGCCATGACGCTAAGGGGTATAGATGTCGATGGTTGCCGGCGCGACAGGACGAACGGTGATGAAAATATCGACCACCGATTGGTTCTGGGGTTCCTCGACGCCATCCGCGAGCTGCCAATTGATCTGCCAACGGTCGCCGTACATCCGAATGAAACGCGGGGCAGCTTGAAGCAGATCGTCGGAAAATTTGTAGCTAGCAGCGAAAAGATCTCGAAGCGTCGAATCCCAGGTTAATTCCTGGGGCGGCTGACCTTCGAGTTCACGCTCGCCGGCGACCTGATACGCGACAGGACTTGGCGTGCTCACCTGACACCTTCTTCCACTGGTTGCTGTTCACCTGGCCACGCGGGGCTAGGCTCCTCACGCGGATCTTGCGGCTTGGAATCTTCCCGCGCGTGCGCGTCGTCATGCGATTCCTGCCCTGCTAGCTCTTCCGGAGGCACCGGGGGAGCTTCGTTCGCGGCTTTCATCGCGTTATAATGCTCGTTGCGCTCGGCATCCTGTTCCGGCGTGCCTTTGTGCGCGATCCCGCCCCAAGCGCCCGACCGGCCTTCGACGCGAATCGTGGCCAGAGAGCCATCGGCGGGGTAATGAAGGTTGATGACGTGAGGGTTGACGGCATCGACCACCGGCGTGTCAATCCCATCGGCCACGAAGTATGCGGCCTTCAGAACTTCTTCGATGGTAGTCGCAGGGGTGGGGTCGAACGCTTGCTGGCCAGGCGCGGTCTTGCCCTCAAGTGCTCGACGCTGGCTGACGCCGGCAGTCGGCGGATTATCATGGGTCCGTTCCTGCCCCAGTTGATCAGGATTAGAAGTCTGCTGTTCCTGTTCCGGCGGCTGCTCAGGCACCGGCCGGATTGTATCTTCTGTGATCTGAGGAGTTGTCGTCTCAGCCGGGAGGGAGGTAAGGGACACGTCATCCATGAAAACAAAGCTAGATCAAACTTGCCTCGAAAAGTAAAGCCTGATATTCCAAAACCAACAACAAACAGATAACTCTGAATGCTTGTAATACGACTGCCAAACTTGTGATTACAACTCCGGCTCCCGTGTGGGATGTCCGGAGGTTGGCAGGAGGCACTCGTATTTCTTTAGATATCTGACCGCCGCCTCGAATATTTCGGGGTCATCGAAGCCGAGTCCCAGCATGATGTTGCAGTGATGGC